GAAGCTGTTGCAGCATTAACGGAGGAATAAATGAGAGACCTAAGCCAAATCATGAAAGACATACAGCCGTATATTGACTTTATATTTAAGTATGAAGATGAATTTTTAAGGAGTTTTTCTGAAACTTTTACACCTGAAGCTATTACAATCATATCTTTTGGAGCAGATGAAATTTCTTATACGTTAGAAGATGGAGAGTCAGGTACAATCACAACAAAAGGTTTTGCATCCTGGATGCGTAAAACACGTGGAGAATACCCCTGACGTTGTAAAAATGATAGGCAGGGTCGATTTATAAGTAAAACGTATAGTAACATATAGGGGAGGTAATTAAAATGGCAGAGGACGTATTTTTTGAGTATCCGGCTAATCAATATCATGAGGGAATAGCACTTAATCTTTTCAAAGGTGAATATAGTCTTGTAAATGCAAGAGACAAAAACGGGGAAATCTTTATGGAGTGGTGCTATCCGCAAAGAGATAGAAAGCCGATTGATAAGAGCTTACCTTGGAAGGTAAAACTCGGTGATGGTAAAGACAATGCAATCGAGATGCTACGGGGTTTTATCAAGGCATTGCAGGGGACTGAGGAAGTAGAACAGAAAGCAGAGGAGGACGAAATACCATTTTAGAATAAAAAAGCCGGGCGTTAAACCCGGCTCTAATACTTTACAAAACCCTTTCTTATGTGTACCTATTTCATGTTTACCTCCATTAAATTAACACAAACTAAACACTATCTATATATCACAATACGCGTTGATTCCATTACAATATATTTTTATTAGGCAAGTAAAAAAAGACTTGTGTCATATCAACACCTTATACACCATATGTAGATAATATAAAATAGTTCTTGACATTTATATCAATATAGTGTATAAAGACAAGTCATATAATCAGATTGATGTTGTATTATATAGGCCAAAACCGGAAACAATAGGAAATGAATCGGCAATGAAATTTCCGGTTAGGAAATTAAACAGCATTTGATTTCCACATGTGCGCAGCATCTCTGCTTTTTTTTCCCATTCGCCTCGGGTTCATATCCTTTGCTGTTAAGTATCCTTTGTGCATCAACTCCATCCGTATGAGTAGGAAACACAGGAAATCGACAGATATTTATAATAAAATCAATAGGTTAAACCGCAGCGCCCAAGCCAAAAAGGGGCACACAGAGAATGAAATAATTTAATTAATAATATAATCAATGGGTTAAGGCGTCGGAAATGGTGTATGCAATCACGTATGAAATAAAAAAGGTACTACCCAGCATCCGGGAAACACAGTTACCCCCTCCGCTCGATTTGTCGGTGAGACCTAAAATAAAAAACGGTTTCAGGTAAAAAAATGAAATTACAAAATATAAAGCTGATCAAAGAATAACATATGCCTAATACCCCTGACACAGATAAAGTCATAGAGCTAATCGGCAAAGCAAAGGGCAATATTCTCCTCAATATTCTCCAAAAGGTGCAGAAAGGCACCGGGCTCACGGCGCATGAAACAAAACAGCTCGAAGGCTATGAGTCGGAATACAAGGCAAAACAGGATGGCGTTGGTCGCAGGATCGTAGGCACACAGAGAGAACTCGCGGAGTATATAGGCAAAAGCGAGCGCATGATATCAAACTACAAGCGGGCAGGCCTGCCACAAAATGACGACGGCACATTTGACCTCGACGCTATTGACGAATGGTTTGCAATACGCGAAGGTCGCCGGGGCATATCCTCCCCAACGCAGGATGGTAGACCGCACACCGGCGACTATCCGGGATGGCGGGCATTTCTCACGGAGATCAAGGCACGCACGGCAGAGTCGGAGCTTTCAAAATTACAAGGTGAGCTCATATCAAAAGAAGATGTCGAGCTCCAGCGCGTCGCCCGGATCACAGAGACAAAAACCGCCCTCACGGGCCTCGAAAGGAAATTGCCGCCCCTCCTCGAAGGCCACGACAAGCGAACAATGGAAAAGATCCTACACATGGAGATAGAGGATCTACTCAATCGATTTGCCCGGCCCTACGGAGGCGATGTACGATGAAACCACAACCCATGATCGACACCACACTACTCTGGACAGAGGCGGAACGCGCTGCATGGAAGCCACCGGAGCATTTCACCGTGTCGGAATGGGCGGATAAAAAGCGCATCCTCCCTCGGGGAACCGGCCCTGAACCTGGTCCCTGGCGCACCATGCGCACTCCGTATTTAAAAGAACCGATGGACGCCTTTTCGGACCCGGAAATAGAGAAAATCATTTTCCAATTCGGAACCCAGGTTGGAAAAACAGAATACATGTATAATTGCCTCGGCTATGCGATTGACCAAGACCCCGCCAATGCCCTTCTCGTTATGCCTACGCTCAACCTGGCGAAATATGCAAGTCGCAATCGCATACAGGCAATGATCAATGCCACGGATGATCTTCGGGACCTTAAACCCGCCAATAATGATCTTTTCACTACCCTCGAAATGACGTTTCCCGGCATGGTATTATCCCTGGCCGGGGCAAATTCCCCCAGTGAGCTGATATCGCGCCCGTGCCGGTATGTGTTTTTGGACGAAGTGAACGTATACCCGCAGATATCACGCGGAGATCAGGCGGACCCCGTATCCTCAACCATCGAACGTCAGAAAAACTACTGGAATCGCAAAACAGTTATTGTCAGCTCGCCCAGCGTGGAGACAGGGCAGATTACAGTAGAGCGCAACATGTGCGATATGCAGTATACCTATCATGTACCGTGCCCCCACTGCGGACACTTTTACGAGCTCAAACTGGAAAACATAAAAAAACCGGATGATCTGGATAGCGATTCCCCCGCATATATTCAAGAGGTCCGCGAATCCGCATACTATCAATGCCCGGTATGCCATGAGCCGATTCTCAACATACACAAAACCGCTATGCTTGCCGCGGGCACATGGGTTCCCATTACCGCGCACATCCCCAGCGTTATTCGCAGCAAGGCGTATCTCCTCTCATCGCTTTATTCCCCTTGGCTGAGCTGGGGTGATATTTTGTCCAAATTTCTAACCTCTAAAAACGACCCGGAAAAACTCCGCAACTTCAAAAATAATTGGCTCAACCAGACATGGAAGGACATCGTCGTCTCAAAAAAAGGCTCCGAGATCCTTGCACACAAAACAGACCTCCCCCCGCTCATCGTTCCCCCCGATGCCGTGGCCCTTACTATGGGCGCAGACCCGCAGAAAAAAGGCATATATTTCGTTGTACGTGCCTGGGCCGCTGACTATACGTCTTGGCTTATCCGGTACGGATACCTCCTCTCATGGGATCACCTTTACCAGGTTATTTTTGAGGATCGATACACCATTCAGGGCACGGATAATTTCATGATGATCTGGCGCGCGGCAATAGACACCGGCGGCACCATAGACGAGGAAACCGGGCTCACCAGTACGGAAGAGGTTTATTCCTGGCTCCGCGAGCACAGCCAGGGCGTGGCGTTCGGTGTCAAGGGAGCGTCATGGAACATGGTAAATAAAATCAAGCAATCAATTATCGACCGGATGCCGGGAAAACGCGGTGTTTCAATCCCTGGCGGCATAATAATATATATTCTGGATACGGATAAATTCAAGGAGTCAGTCCACTATCGCCTGCAGCAACCCCTCGACAAACCCCAGGCCTTTTTTCTCCACTCCGAGACAGACGAGCAATACGCCCGCCATATCACGGCGGAGGAAAAGGTGCGGGACCGCAAGGGAAACATGACATGGCAAAAAGTCCGCAAACGAAACGATTATCTTGACTGCGAGGTCTACGCCGCCGCCTGTGCGGACCCCGAATGGCTCGGCGGCATCCAGGTAATAGGCACACAGATTCAACAAAGCAAACAGAATGCCGCACATACACAGCAGCAGGATATCAGAGAGAACCGTCCAAAATGGGTAGATCCGCACAAAAACTGGATGCAGGGGGGATAAAAAAACAGTTAGAGAAAATCAGCAAGTTACAAAATAATATCGGGGATCACGACATTATTTTATTAAAGGAATTTAAACCTTTCAGAAATCGAGCGGATATATTACTATGAAACCAAACAACAAAATACTGAACGGTCAAGATGAAATCATGGGATACATAGGCCGTGACGCCCGTCACTTTAATATATTCCGCAAGAAAGGCATGCCCCTCGGCCAGATTAACGGTCGCTGGATTGCTTATGCAGAAAACCTCGACGACTTTATCCGGGACCTCACCCGCGTATCATGGGCTGCTGTGGCGGAGGAAGAGGAGGAATCCACTTGCGGGGATTAGATACACAAAGGCCCCTGATTAGGACGTTATGCTTATGAATATTTTACATCTTACACTCAAAAAGAAATGGTTTGATATGATCCTTTCCGGTGTCAAGAGAGAAGAATACCGGGAAATAAAGCCATATTGGCGCAAACGACTATTAAATAAAAAATTTAGTTTTATTCATTTTCGTAATGGGTACGCAAAAGATGCACTCTCTTTTACTATAGAAGTTAATGGAGCATACCGAGGCCTCGGCATTGTTGAATGGGGCGCGCCTGCCGGAAAAGAGGTTTTTATATTGCGACTTGGCGCGAGAAACAAATAATGGGGGACAATCGCCCCAAATACCCACCCCCATACCATAACCCTCACCCTCCCTTTTAAACCCAACACAGGCTAAATAGTGGCCTCGTTTTTTCCCTGATATCCCTAAAATTTGCACATAATCCACGAGCACCTAATTTTCCCTGTCAAGTTCTTTTAACATACATCTTCTATACATTTAACATACATCTTCTATACATTTAATATACATCTTTCGCAAAACCCCCATTTTCCCACAAAACCCGTGCTACGATTTTCTCTCAACGAAGGTTTTCTTTTTTCATTCTCTCCTCCTTGTGATCCGTCGCGTTTTTTACCCTGGCGCGGCGGGTCACTCCCACCTTTTTGATGGGCGGAGGGCCCGCCACAAAGATTGGCGGGTAAAGAAATATTATATAGGAGGAAATCACGACAACGGCGGCACAAACAATCATAGACAATATCGACGATGCTATCAACGCCAAGCTCACAGGCGGCGCGGTGCACTCATACACCATCGGCAATCGGAGCCTTGAGCATATGACCCTCAAACAGCTCTACGACACACGCCGGGAATATTCGGCAGTGCTCGCGGCAGAGCAGGGAGGGCTAAAAAACTATGCCTCGTTCTAAATCACGAAGCAAGGCCCAGGACAACTGGCTTGAAAAGACTATAAAATATGTCTCGCCTACATGGGGATACAAACGAGAAGCTGCCCGCTTTGCCTCGGAATATGCCTTTTCCGGCTACAGCGGCGCTAAAAAAACCCGGCCCTATGACCGCTGGCTACCCGGCGGCGGATCAGCCGACCAGGATATATTAAGCGATCTCCCCAGTCTCCGGCAACGATCCCGGGATATGAATCGAAATAACTCCATCGCATCCGGTGCTACAAACACAGTCGTCACTAATACAGTTGGCAGTGGCATCAAACCGCAAAGTCAAATAAACGCGGAGCGATTAGGTATAGATCCTGATCATGCCCTGGAGTTACAACGCCAGGCGGAACGAGCCTGGTCAAAATGGAAAATACACGCGGACAGCACAAACCGGCTTGATTTTGATGAGATCCAGGCCATGGCCCAGCGTCAGATCCTTGAGAACGGCGAATTATTTATTTTACCACTGATGATCGAGGACCGGCGCCCATACTCGCTTGCCCTCGAACTAATAGAGGCGGATCGGATCAACACACCGCCGGCCATGGAGGCAATGGCCCGGAGTAAAACCCGAGGCGGTATAGAGATCGGCAGTCTCGGCCAGCCCATTGCATATCACATCAAGAAACACCATCCCGGAGATTATGCCCTCTCCGATCAATACAAAACAAACGATTATTCCCGCATACCGGCCTGGAACGACATGGGCCGCAGGAATGTCTTTCACCTCTATCACCAACAGCGTCCCGGTCAGAGTCGTGGCGTTCCCTGGTTTGCCCCTGCGATGACGATGTTTAAGAATATGGGGGAGCGTCTTGAAACGGAGCTCATCGCATCCCGTGCGGCGGCTTGCTACAGCTTATATATTACTTCAACAAACCCTTACCCTATGCGTGTTAATGCCTCGGATGGCAAAACGGACTCCGAGGGCAAACCCGTGGAATATATGGAGCCGGGCATTATCCGCTATATGGCCCCCGGTGAGGACATCAAGGAATTTTCCCCGAATCGCCCAGGCACTACATTCGATCCATTTATGGAGCGGATCATCCGGGCAATAGGTGTCTCTCTGGATTTGCCCTATGAACTACTCGCAAAGGATTTCTCAAAAACAAACTATTCCAGCGCACGGGCAGCGCTGCTCGAGGCCCGCAAGTTCTTTCAGTTTCGCCAACAATGGCTTTCCAATCATCTGTGCCAGCCCGCCTGGGAAATGGTCATGGAGGAAGCCTGGCTTCGCGGAGAGTTTGACGCCCCAGGTTTTTTGGAGAACCGCCGGGAATACACAAAGGCCCTATGGATACCGAACGGATGGCAGTGGGTTGATCCGGTGAAAGAAGCAAAAGGCAATGAAACAGCGCTCAAAAACAATATGACCACCCTGTCCACCGTTCTCGCCTCAAAGGGCCAGGATCTGGACGAGACCCTGGAGACCAGGGCCATGGAGATAAAAAAAATAAACGAACTGGAGAAAAAATACAATGTCCAATTTGACCCTGAAAGAGCAGTTGGAGCAACTAAAAATTAGACAGAAACTACCCGAGCACAAACAGGAAACTCACATGAAAGATATTCCGGCAGAGGCAGTTACATTCCAGCTTGCCCCTGTGTCATTTCAAGACACGGACCCGGCGACGGACAACAAGCCTCCCCGTTTTCATATGCAGGCCTATTCCGGCGACATGCTCGCAGACCATTGGTACTGGGGCGATCTTATTATTGACCTTGAGGGAATGACATTACCGAACAAACCAATTCCCAGCCTGCGGGACCACGATCCCGGTCAAATCATCGGCTGGACGGATAAGATTGACAAATCCAATGGCACGGTCGACGTGGAGGGCGTATTTTCCCAATCCACCGCCGCCGGCAAAGAAGCCCTTGCCCTCGCACGGGAAAATTTCCCCTGGCAGGCAAGCGTCTATGTACCGACCAGCTCCATCGAGGAGGTCAAAAAGGATGAGGATGTCACGGTCAACGGCCATGCATTAAAAGGCCCCGTGACGATTTTCAGGAAAACGCAATTAGCAGAGGTCTCATTTTGTGCACTTGGCGCGGACAGCAACACAAGCGCCGTGGCAATGGCACATAAGGGCGCTAAATTACAAGCGGAAACCATAAAGAAAGGAGAAAAAACAATGGATATAAAAACATTAATGACGGATCACCCTGAGATTATGGAGCAATTCAGGAAGGACGCAATCAAGGAAATCACCGTCGACAACTTTTCCGATGAGGTCAAGGCCAAAATAGATGAGGCCGTGTCAACGGAACGTGATCGCATCATAGGGTTGTACGTCCAGGGATACGGGCAGGAAGAGGCCGGCCGATTCGGCAAGATCATCACCCCCGGCGCAACCGTCACGGACATGCTGGCATTCGCCACGGAAAAAGCGAAAAAGGAAATGCTCACCCAGTTTCAATCCCAGGCCCCGGGAAGCCAGGGGAACGCGGATGACGACGCTGGGGAAGGAGACGGCGGAGATGGCGCCGCTCCAAAGACTTATGAAAAACTGTGCGAGGACTACAAGGTTGCTCATAAATGTTCGGAAGGCACGGCCATGGCCGCGATTGCCCGCGAGCATCCAACCGAGCACGATGCGTATTTGCTCCGGGTGAATACACGGTCATAAAAGAGAGCGGATCAATAAATCGCCCTCGATAAAAAACGAAACAAATTAAGAATAGGAGGCAACAAATGTATACAACTGATAAAAAAACATTTACCGCAGGCGAGGCCCTTTTAGCCCACCGCAGAGTTAAAATTGATTCCGCCGTGCCGGCAGCGAACCCGGCAGAGGTTATTTATGCGGACGCCAGTGAGGACTTTATCGGTGTCACGGAATATGCAGCAGCGGACGGAGATCCAATCGCTATCCGGATGAATTCGAGCTCTGGAACCTTCGAGGTTTCGTGTGTCGTTGATTCCTCCATAGTATTAGGCACCGTCCTTTACGGCGCGGCTTCCGGCCAGGTATCCGATGCCGTCAGCGGAACGGCCCAGGGCATATGTATAGAACCCGCCACCGTT